CCAAATATGAGTAAAAGATTACAATATATGTCTATTGATAGTTATAATATTATTGATAATAATATAAACACCAATATAAATAATAATAATATCAATAATAATATTGATATTTTTTATAATTATATTATTTATATTGATGAATTTGAAAATATTAAAAGTCTATTAGATGAAGTAAAAAAATTATATAATGATAATTTAGATCTATTTTTAAAATGTGTTTTAAAATATACAATTGATGAACCAAAAGAAATAAATAAAATAGTTAATATTATTAAAGAAGGATTGCAATATAAATTTTGGACAAAAAAAATATTACATAATTTAATTCAAAATATTGAATCTACTGAAATAAATGAAATTATAATAGATGCACCATATTATAAAAAACATTTAGAAATATTTAAACTGTAAAAAATATTGATAAATTAAAATTTAAAGATATAAATATAAATACAATAAATATGGATAATAAATTATTAGTTGAAAAATATCGTCCTAAAACTATTGATAATATTATATTAAATGATACATTAAAAAATAAAATTAAAAGTTTTTTACATAATAAATCAATACCTAATATTATTATTTCTGGTTCTCCTGGTACTGGAAAAACATCTTTAATATTATTAATAGCAAAATATATATATAAAGAAAACTTTAAAGAAGCTGTATATGAATTAAATGCATCAGATAATAGAGGTATTGAAATAATCAATAATAATATTTCATATTTTTGTAAAAAAAAGATTTCAGATAAAAATAATAATTCAATAACAAAACTAATAATTTTAGACGAAGCTGATAATATTACAAATAAAGTTCAAAATATAATTAGTAAAATACTTGAAGATAATACAATAAATACAAAATTTGCTTTAACTTGTAATAATTCATTAAATATTATTGAAGCTTTACAAAGTAGATGTTTAATGATATATATTCCAATATTAACATATGATCAAATTAATAATAAATTAGTAGAGATATGTAAAAAAGAAAATATAGAATATACTGAAGAAGGATTAAAAATATTAACAATTAATGCTAATGGTGATATGCGTTATGCAATAAATAATCTTGAACTTATATATTATGGATTTGAAAAAATAGAATCTAATAATATTTATAAATTATGCCATCAACCAAGACCAGAAATTATTATAAATTTAATTCAAGAATGTGTTTATAAAAATATAAAAAAAGTAATTTCAATAATTGAAGAATTAAAAAATAAAGGATATTGTAGTAATGATATCATACTTACAATTATAAATATTTTACAATATGTTAAAATAGATGAAGAAATTAAAATTAATTTTAATCGTATTTTAAATGAATCTTATGTTCAGATTTGCGATGGTATTGATACAAATTTGCAATTATATGGTTGTATATCAAGAATTATTATGTTTATGCAATCATATAAAAAATAATTATTAATTATCAAACATATATTTTGTTTTATAATTTATTGATTCTTCAAAAACAGTATTATCTAATTCATTATTAATAGAATTATCTAATTCATTATTAATAGAATTATCTAATTCATTATTAATAGAATTATCTAATTTATTTATAACTTTAATTTCATATTTATTTTCTTGATAAATTTTTTTTCTTTTATTATACATAGCATAGAATATATCAATTTTATCAACAATATCAACAATTAAAGGTATATTATCATATAATTCTTTTCTCATTATTCTACCAATTGATTGAGTAATATTACTTTTTGGTGTTGTCATAATTAATGTATCTAAGTCTGGAATATCTAAACCTTCACTAGCCATTTCATAAGTTCCAATTATTATTGCTTTTTCTTCTGATAATGCTAAATCTTTTTTTTTCATTCCACCTATATATAATCCGACATCATAGTCTTGTAATAAATTTTTTAATTCTTCAATATGATTCCTCCTATTTGTTAATATAAATATTTTTCTATTTGGTTCTTTATCTAATATATTTTTAATTATATTAAATATAAAGTCATTTCTTTCTTTTATTTCAGTTAAATTTGTAATCATTTTTGACAAATTAATTTTTTGATTAAATTTAATTATTTCTTTTTTAAATTTTTCATCATCAGATTTAAAATAATGTATATTAATTAAAGCATTTGTATATTTAATTTTATTACTTCTATATATAATATCACCTAAATAATAATAAAAAACTTTTTCAAGCTTATCTTCTCTTTCTGGCGTAGCTGTTAAACCTAATAAATATGGTGCTTGTGTTTTTTGCATTACTTTACTAAATACTTCAGCTCCTAAATGATGCGCTTCATCAAATATTACCATATCAAATATATTTAATTCTTCGTCGTATTTTCTACTAATTATTGTTTGTAACATTGCAATAACAACATCTCTATTTTCAACATCAAATTTATCCTGTTTAATAACACCTATTGAAGCATTTGTATATTGTCTTAATCTTTCAACCCATTGATCTAATAAAAATGTTTTATGAACTACAATTAGTGTTTTTACTTTTAATTTAGTAATTGCATTTATAGCACATACTGTTTTACCACCTCCTGGAGGTATACATAAAATACCTCCACCGTATCCTTTTTCAAATCTTTTATCTATTTGTTTCTGAATATCTATTTGATAATCTCTTAATTTTCCTTTAAAATCAATATTAATAATTGTTTTTTCATTAAATTTAATTTCTGTAGGTTCTCCAAATTTTAATATTGCCCATTCTCTTGGTAAATAGTAAAAAAATTTATCTTTAGAAAATAATTTAAAAATTTTTGGTTTTTTTCCATAACCATCTTCTTTTTGAAAAGGTGAAACAATTAAATCATTTAAATCATTTATATTAATATTAGTTATTGGTATTTGATAACATTTACAGGATAATATTGAATTAATCATTATTTGTATTAATATTATATTATATATATCTTTAATTTAATATTAATACAATTTTTTTTTATTTTGTATATAATATATTAAGATATGGAAAAAACACATTTTTCGTCTGATTCGCCTAGTTTCTTAACTAGTTCAACATTAGGATCAACTTCAACATCTACTTCAACATCTACTTCAGAAATACAAAATAAAGCTATGGATTTTTTAGATAATAAATATGTTAAAGCAGTATTATATATTATTTTAATTTTATATGCTTCAATAATTGCCCCGAAATTACCAAATTGGATAATGCCTTATTTAGAAGAACCATTTGTTAAAATATTTATAGTTTTATTAATTGGTCTATTAGCTACAAAAGATCCTACTGCAGCAATAATTGCTACTATAGGTGTAACTGTTACATATTTATTTATTAAGGATTACAAATTTTCAAATATTATTAAAAATATTGATTATGATGAAAATAAAGCTGCTATAGAAAAAAAATTGTGTTCTCCAAGTGCTCCAATTGCTCCAAATGCTCCAAATGCTCCAATTACTCCAATTAAAAAAACAGTAGAACAATTTAACATTTATGAAAATTTTGAAGATGCTGGAGATGTTAGAGATACTGAAGATGCTGAATATGCTAAAAATGCTAAATATGGTATAAATTTTAATACTTCAAATGATGACACTATTCAAAATATAGAACATTTTGATGTTATGCACAATAATAATAGTTTTATTGATCATCGTGAAGAATATTTAAATACAAATTAATTATTTTCTTTTTAATTATATATTATGAAAACATTTTCAAAATATATAATTAGTAAATTATTAAAGTGTCGCAATTATACTAATAAATATATAAATGAACCTATTAATTCAGATATATCACATAATAATTGTGATATTATAGCTATTGGAGACATACATGGTGATATTCAATTAATGTTAGATACATTAACTATTGGTGGTGTTATTAAAAAAATAAATGAAAAAAATAAAAATTCTATTCAAATAATTAGAAAAGATAATAATGATGTTGTTGAATATTATGAATGGATTGGAAATAATACAATTGTTGTTCAAGTAGGAGATCAAATAGATAGATGTAGATTAGTAGATGGTAAAAATTGTTATAATGAAGAAACAACATATGACGATGAAGCTTCTGATATTGAAATATTATTATTTTTTACAAATTTACATGAAAAAGCTATTAAACAAAAGGGTGCAGTATATAGTTTATTAGGAAATCATGAACTAATGAATATTTGCAATGATATTAGATATGTATCTTATAAAAATTTGGAACAACTTAAAGTATTTGATGAAGAAATAAATAATGATAAAGAAATAGATGATGAAGAAATAGATGATGAAGTAAAACAAATAATTACAAGTGAAGATAATAATATTAAGGACTATATAGAAAGAAGAAGTAATATATTTAGACGAGGAGGAATATTAGCAAAATTTTTAGCTTCTACACGATATACAATCTTAATAGTAAATGATTATTTATTTGTTCACGGAGGAGTATTAGGATCATATATTGGATCATATATTAAGGAATATAATAATATACATAAAAAACATTTTCAACATTTAAATGAAAAAATAAAAAATTATATTATTAAACAAGAACAAGAACAAGAAATGTATAATTTTATATTTAATACTAATTCGCCATTTTATACAAGAAAATTAGGACAAATTAAGAATTATGAAAATATTAATGGAAACAATTGTAAAGATGTAAAAAATATAATTAAATATTATAGTTTAAAAGGTATTATTGTTGGTCATACACCACAAGAAAATGGTATTAATGGTACGTGTCTTAAAGAAGAAGAAAAAAAAAATACATTATTTAGAATAGATGTTGCATCTTCTAAAGCTTTTCGTTTTTGGCCTAAATTTAATTTACAAGCTCAAGTTTTAAAAATTAGTAATAATAACATGCAAATTTTGAAATTTCAAAATGGTAAAATAATATCAGAAGAAATATAAATTTAAATTAAACTTTAAGATATTTATCAACATTAGAATTAAAAAATTCTAATGCTTTTTTTAATATTTCAACTTTATCACTTAATTTATGTTTTTGTATAACTTCTTCTTCAATTTTCTTAATTATTTTTGCGCTATCTGGTACAGTTAATTTAAATTCTTTAGATTTAGCTTTAGCAAACATAACTTTAATTAAAGCACTACGCGCCATCATATATGGATTTGCTTCTCTTTTAACTGATTTTTTGCTAGATTTTTTACTAGCTTTTTTGCTAGTTTTTTTACTGGCTTTTTTGCGTTTTCCACCTTCTAAAGATAATGAAGATTTCTTGCTAGCTTTTTTGCTGGCTTTCTTTGATGCTTTTTTGCGTTTTCCACCTTCTAAAGATAATGAAGATTTTTTGCTAGCTTTCTTGCTGGCTTTCTTGCTGGCTTTCTTTGATGCTTTTTTGCGTTTTCCACCTTCTAAAGATAATGAAGATTTCTTGCTAGCTTTCTTGCTGGCTTTCTTGCTGGCTTTCTTTGATGCTTTTTTGCATTTTCCGCCTTCTAAAGATAATGAAGATTTTTTGCTGGCTTTTTTGGATGTTTTTTTGCTGGCTTTTTTGCGTTTTCCACCTTCTAAATATAATGAAGATTTTTTGCTGGCTTTCTTGCTAGCTTTTTTGCTAGCTTTTTTGGTGGCTTTTTTGCGTTTTCCACCTTCTAAAGATAATGAAGATTTTTTGCTGGTTTTTTTGGATGCTTTTTTGCTGGTTTTTTTGGATGCTTTTTTGCGTTTTCCGCCTTCTAAAGATAATGAAGATTTTTTGCTGGCTTTTTTGCTGGCTTTTTTGCTGGCTTTTTTACGTTTTCCTCCTTCTAAATCATCATGTTTTTTATCATCTCCTCCTTCAAATATTTTTTTAGGAATTTCTGTATTGTTTCCAAATTTTTGTTGTAAAATATGATGTAATTTAGATTCCATTTCATTTGTATTCTTAAATTCTTCAATCATTATATAATATATATAATATATAATATAAAAAATTTGAAATTAAAATATATTTAAACTATTATTTATATAATAAATTAAATAAATTAAATAAATTAAATGGGCGTACCAGGTTTTTTTGCTTCATTAATAAAAAAATATGATATTGTTATTCCATATATATTAGATAATTATATTGAATGTAACGAATTATATTTTGATACAAATTGTTTAATACATCCTGTATGTTTTGATGTATATAAAAATAATTTAAATTTAAATTTAAATTTAAACAATAATGATTTAGAAGAAAAAATGATAAAAAGTGTAATTGAATATATTGAAAAAATTATAAATTTAGTTAATCCTAAAGAATTAGTATATTTAGCAGTAGATGGTGTTGCGCCTATGGCTAAAATGAAACACCAACGTATTAGAAGATATAAGACAATAAAAGAACATGAAATAAAAGAAAATATTGCAAGGAAGCACAATATTTCATATATAAAATCTTGGAATAATTCGGCAATTACTCCTGGAACACTATTTATGAGAAAATTAACAAAAGCAATAATCAGACATATAAAATTAAAAGAAACAAATATTAAATATATTTTTTCATCATGTAATACACCAGGAGAAGGAGAACATAAAATATTACAATATATTAAAGAAAATGATAATAATAAAAATAGAATCATTTATGGTTTAGATGCAGATTTAATTTATTTAGCTTTAGCATCAATGAAAGATAATATATATTTATTAAGAGAAAAATCACATTTTAATGATAATAGCAATCATGAATTTAATTTAGTTAATATTGATATTATGAAAAAATGTATTTGTAAAGAATTAAATTATGATTATATATTTGTTCAACAAGCAATATATGATTATATATTTCTGGGATTTTTACTAGGTAACGATTTTATACCATCATTACCATCTGTTAATTTATTAAATATTACAAAGTCATTAAATGGACTTGAAATATTAATGTTTTATTATTCAAGAATTTATGAAGAAATAAAAGAATCATTAGTAACATATAAAAATAATAAAGTTACTATTAATAAAGTTTTCTTATTAGAATTATTCAAAAATTTAACAGATTGCGAAGAAGAATATTTTAAAAAATCAAGTTATAAAAAAAAATATATGAATTGTCAAAGTAATAAACCATATGATATTGAAATTTTTAGATTAGAAAATTTAATATTTAAAATTTCTGATCCAATTGAATTAGGAAAAAATGATTTAAATGAAAGTAAAAAAAGATATTATGAATATTTTAAAATTAATGATAATGTATATTTTGAATATTTTAAAACTTTAGAATGGATTTCATATTATTATTTTGATAAATGTGCTGATTGGTTACACATATATCCATATGATAATTCACCATTTGTAAGTGATATATATAATTACTTACAAAATAATGATTTGACTTATTGTTTCCCTGTATCAAATAATAATTACAAGTCAATTAAACCAATTGAACAACTTTTAATAGTTTTACCAGTTCAAAGTGGATATTTATTACCTTTACAATATAAGCAATTAATGGAAAATGAATTAAAAAATTTATATCCTAAATCTTTTGAACTTGAATTTATATTAAAAAAAAAGTTTTGGCAAGCAACGCCTAAAATATCAGATATTAACTATAAACAAATTTTAAAAGAAACAGCAATAATAAAATTAGAAGCTAAATATGATAAATTAAATATATTTAAAAAACCATTTATAAAATAAATATATTTAATTTATTAAAAAAAATAAGTTTAGTAATATAAATTATACTATTAACATTATATTATGTTAAAATTAAATAACAATATTAATTTAAATAAAAATAATAAAATTACCGAAATAGTACAAAATGGAGGATATAATAAAAT